TGCCTCTAGCGTGTTCCTGCACGGCCCCGTAGTTTAGGGACCGACCCCCACAATATTCAATCATCCGTTTGTTCTCAATCAAGGCCAACGCCTTCATCTTTTCCAAGGCTGTCAATGTTCCCTCCTAGCTTCTTTGTACCTGTTACATACATGACGAATAGCTGCTGCGTGATATTCTTAAGTTCCGCTTTTAGTTCGCGGTTCTCCGCACACACGCGCTCGTATTCATGGCGATTAATCATATTGAAACTCCACTTAGTCATCTGATATTGCTGCCCATGCTGTTAGTGACTGACTAACACTACTCATGTTATCCTCATTGACAACTATATCTAGGCCACCCGCTTTGCATATGTCTTTTAGGTTTTTAGCTTGCAGAGGTGTGGGTCTATTCTTACCCGCTTTACACTCAATGCCAAAGAACAATCCTTTGTAGCAACCCACAATATCAGGCACACCACTTTTACCATACCCACCCGTAACAGGGTAGAAGTAGTACGCACCCATTGCGTCTAGCTGCCGCGTCACCTGCTTCTTAACTTTTGCTTCTGGCGTCATAGCCATACGTCAAACCCCCCTGTAAAAACTGGCATCCAAAGCTGTATGGGGAAACCCATACAGCCCTGCGTTCTTCTAAAGATTAGATGGTTCGATTACCCAGAAAGTGCTATAGAACTCATTGTCACCAGCCTTGTGACCCACACCTTCTAAGTAAGCATCGTTCTCCAATATGGATAACACCGCTAACCTCCCTTGGAACCAATCTGGTAGCTCCTCAAAAGGTATATAGGTATCTTTTACTATCGCGTCAAGTCTTTTAATCCCAAGACTTACTATCGTTACCCAGCCAGTATCTTTCTCTGTTTGTACGCGGTAACAAACGTCAGCCGCGTACAAAACGTCACTTATGCTCAAGTAAGTAGGAAGCACATACGATCAGAAACTCTGTACCCCACCCCATCAACATAGTGACAATCATCCACAAGCTGCAACATAGAAAACTTACCCATCATATCTTCGGGCAGCGTTTGTGGTGTGTACCACTGAACACAACTTTGTGGGTGTACGTCAGGGGTGTAGTTGGACAGACCATCGACCTGCAGCACGGCGCACTGTTGTTCACCCCTACGTACAGTAGTGTATATGAACACACCGTTATCTGATCGAGCATCAAGCGTTTTGGTTTCATCCTTCTGGGCAAAGAAATCTACCAACCCTGCTTGCAACTCCTTGTCTACAAACTCATGCCCCAATGTCAGAAGGTTCTTCAACTCGGTCTCCATAGGCGAATAGTTGCTAGAGATACCGTCATGCTGAAACAATCTATTACCCATCTTACGCATCTCATGGTTGGCGTTACTGCTCACATCACGAAACGATCTAGCCGCATTCTTCGATGACATAGCTGCCATGTCTGCCACGTTAAGCGGTGAGATGTAACGCTTGGCGTTCTTCACCGCTGTCTCTAGCTTGGTTGTCATGGACATATGGTACTGTGGGTTGTAGTCGCTGTACTTACAATTAGCGATCAAGCGACTACAAACTGTGTATGTGCTAGTACCCTTACCGCCCCTACGAAAATCACCATAGCCAACCCAAGCACAGCAATATGGGTCATTATCGTAGTATACCCATGCACTGTTACCACTACGCGCAAGTGTGCTGATCGGCAAAGCATTCTCTAACTCTGCAATCCAAGGCACAATATGTCCCTGCAATTTTATGTTGTGCATTTGCGCGTGACTTGTAGCTTCTTTAACTGTCGATACTTCCATTTTAGTTCTCCTTTTGCGTATGGGTTTCCCCATACAGTTTTATCATTTCATAAACTTCGCGGTCTTGTTGACCCACGAATTGAACTTACTTCTTACTTCAGTCATATTCCCTTCCTGCATATGTTCCTTGATAGTGGTTCGTTCATACCACCCACTGTTTCCTATAAGCGATGTAGTGAAATCGACCCACGCTGACACACGCATGGGATGCTCGGGGTCCTTCAACACATCACGCAACCATAACGCACGTCTCTTAGAATTGCCGTAATGTTCTCTTCTGTATTTATCTAGCTTGCCCCGTTCACCGTAGTTGTATGTGCCTGTCTCTAGTGGGAGAAGAGGGGTCATAGTGATGCCCCAATCATAGAACTCGTTCATGTGTGTTTTGTATTTGTCTTTCAGTTCCTTGTTCACTCTCGGCGCAGGGGGCAACGGTAAACCACCACTGTCATGCACCCATTGTTCTTCCCCGATCCTACGGAACACCAACGCAGCACCATCGTCCTTGGCGGTCATCCACCCTTGGCGTTCTCGTATATACACGCTCTGTGCATTTGCTCGGCGGTAGTAGGCATCCCAATGTTTCTTGATGGGCGCGGGGACGCTAGTACGTTTAGCTAGGTAGTAGTCCTCACCATGTTGTTGACCCCACCGCGCACCGCCAATCCGAACAAAGTGCTTACCATTCTTGTTGACGAACCGTAGTGGGTACGGCAGGTGACGAGTAAGCATATCGTATATAGAATTGTGATGCCCCCACGGGCCAGAGCCGTTAGCGACCTTAACTGTTTCAGTACCATCCCTGTGTCTGCGCCACACTAACGCCGCAAACTGTTCAGTAGAATTGACTGAAGGTTTTACCTTGCCACCCCCGTACCAAGGTTGGAACACAGGATCACCATACCCATACCCCTGCATGATTGCGTAGCAGTTGCCATTGATCTTGTGGATACGCTCATGCTTGCGGCGTCTGTCACCGATAGGGCGTATGTCGTTTGCCTTACCAAACTTACTACGTATCACAGGGGTATTGTTGTATTGTGCTTCCACGTCTGCGAAACATCTGTGGTTAGTATGTATTAGTGCCATGCTTGGTCTCCATATTCTCATCGGCCTGTATCTCCCCCAAGCCATTACAATTATCACAGTCTTTCCACACACCAACAGGTTCGTAGATACCGCTACTCATTAGTTCGTACTTCTCATGTTCCACTTGACCTACGTGGTCAGAGCCTTCGCACTCGGGGCAAGCGATGAACGGGTTGAACCGTTGCTTGTACCTGTCCCACGCAGCGGTGAACTCCGCTTCCTCTGTCTTATCGTACATTTCAGTTCTCCTTGGTTTGTGTATGGGTTTCCCCATACACTTTTGATTACATATCACACGCTCTTACGTGTACGGTCTTGCCAACATCGGCTTCCCAACCTGCGTGGTCGAGCGTTACCCACAAGGTAGGATGACCCCACTCACCGCAACCACCCCACAAGTGACCGTCAGTAAGAATAACGGTTGCTTCTGGTTTGATACGATGCTCTTTAAGATACGCTGGTACACACCTAACATCTGTACCACCGCCTCCTGCGGGCTTGGTAGATTTTATCATCATGTCCAACTCGTCACGCTCGTACTTCTCCGCACGAACGACAGTAGTGTCCCAGTACAGTACATGCACACACTCTGGCTTGAGCGTTGAAAGTATATGACCACACTCGGTCAACATGACAGACTGTTCATGCTGTCCGATAGAACCAGACATATCCATAGCAAGACACACAGGCCCGATAGCGTTAGACATGAGACTTGGCATGTATACGCCAGCACTCAGGTAACGCTTGTTAGGACGCTTGAATGTCCCGAAGTCTTTACCTCGCACATGAGAAGTAAAAAACTCTGCCATGTATTGTGTATAGTCAATCTGCGGCTGCAACAATTCAGTGATGTTACGATCTGCACCGTTACCCATCTTACCCGCAGCCAACGCGCCAGACCGAACTGCCTCGTCAACTTCACGCGCAAGATCACGCTGCTCGTCAGGGGTCATGTCCTCGGCCCCATCCCAATCGTGATCATCAAACGACGGGTCATCATCTACTGGGTATGTACCGTCGTATGGTTGATCGTTCTTGATGCTTCCGCCTGCATCATCATCGTCAGCATCGCCATCGCCTTGTATGGGTTTCCCCATACCACCGTCACCGTCACCATCTTCGGGGTCACGCTTTAT